ACCTCGACCACGATACCAACCAGTATGTGGACAAGGCCATCATGATTGCGGACGGCAAGTTGCTTGATCCTCACGGTGTTGTGATTGTTCGCAAGGGTGCCGAAGTCGTAAACCCTTAGATTTGACCCTATCGGGGCTGGCTATAGGGTCATTGACACTAGTTCAAGAGGACGGGGTAACTGAAGGGTTTAACCCCGAACTCTTGGATTACACAGCCGCAACAACTGATGCCACGAACAAAATCACGGCTGCTGCATCTGACGAAGAGGCAGAAGTGGTGATAAAAGCGAACGGCAAAGTGGTAGCAAATGGTAGCGCAGCTACGTGGTTACCGGGCAAGAATATTGTCGAAATCACAGTTGCGATTGGCGAGGAAAGCCAAATCTATACTGCGATTGTAGACAAAACCAACGGCATTTTAGGGTCGTTAACAGTTGCTTCGGAAGCCGGAATTGAAAGTGGTTATACCGCAATTACAGTTACCGAAACCTTGACCGAGGGACATACCTACCGCTACAAGACCGACACCACGCTCGAAGAACCCGAGCTTGACGAAGATCTTGCCCTTTGGGGTGTATGGGACGGCGAATCTGAAATCGCGGCCACGACTGGCCACGAGATCGTTATTGCCGAGGTCTACACAATTGGCGATGTTGCCTTTACCAAGAAAGCTGGGAAAACCACGGTTTCTTCGCTAGAATAACAACAATACAAGAAGGCCTGCCTCCCTGGTGGGCTTTCTTGGTTCAAAGGAGAGTGATACCGTGGCGATTCTAACTGCGCAAGAAGCCGCTGAACTACTCGATTATGAATCACCCGAGGACATGCCGGGCAAGGTGATGTCTGTCTTGGTGCCAGCGATAAGCTCTAGTATTAGAGTGGCCACAGGCAAAGATTGGGAGCGGGACGATGTGATCGAGCCGCTCGCTAAATTTATCGCGGGGGTTCTCTTGGTGCGGTGGTTTGAAGATCCGAGTTTGATCGGGGAGAAAGCCACCAACGTAACCGGATTGGTTATTTTCATAACCCAACTCAAAGCGATGGTTGGTGGTTAATGTGAAGAAGCGCAAACGAGTATTTCGCCACAAACTGGCGATTCAAGAGTACACCATTGTTGACAGAAATGAGCTGAATCAACCGATCATGGACTGGGTGACTTTCGCTACAGTGCGAGGTGAAGTTGATCCCCTCAGAGGGAGGGAATATCTGGCAAGTCGGCAGGTGCAAGCGGAACTCACCCACAGGGTTTCTTTCCGCTACATCAAGGGGTTTAAGCCCACCATGAGAGTTGCGTGGGGCGAAGGTGACGGTGCGAGGATATTTGAAATTGAATCGGTGATCAACCCAATGGAGCAAAACTACGAGATTCAGCTCATGTGCAAAGAGAAGGTGAGCTAGATGAAGATCAGAGTGGAGATTGATGGGGTGGATCAGCTTGTTTCTAACCTCAAAAAAATCACCAAGAACTCAACCAGGCGATCACTAGGCAAAGCGGCGAAAGCTGGCGCAGAACCAATCGTGAAGAGTGCCAAAGAAAAGGCCCCGGTGGATACTGGGAAGCTTCGCGATTCGCTTCGATCCAAATTCGCCTACCAAAGCTCTAGGGCGGTTAGAGTAGAGGTCAGCTCGAAGATGAAACCGCAGGGTAAAAGCTGGCACTCCTACGACTATTACCAGGAGTTTGGGACATCATTTCATCCGGCACAACCATTTATGAGGCCAGCGGTCGATGAACAACACAAAAAGGCGGTTGAAGAGACAAGACGAGTTATGGAACAAGCGGTGTTGGAAGAGGTGAGGAAACTTGGACATTGAGATAGCATTAACGGATCATTTGCTTGAAGATCAGAACCTATCGGCGCTCATTGGGGACAGAGTGTTCCCTCTTGTTTTGCCACAAGAGAACAAAACCATTTATCCTGACGGTGTAACGCCCGCGGTGGTTTGGCAAAGGATCAGTTCTCCAAGAGCACTTTCTCTCAGTGGGGAAACAGCAAACAACCCGAGGTTTCAGTTTTCTGGTTACGCTGATGATTTAATGGTGGCGAGGCAAATTGCAGACGCGCTCAATCAGTCCCTAGACTTCTTCGCCGGAACGCTGGGTGGTAGGACTAAGGCACAAGTGCTAAGGGCTGATTACAGAGATAGTTACGAACACGAAACGGGTCTATATCGTTCAGATGTAGACTTTTTCATTTTGCACAATAAGAAAGGGTGATAAGTAATGGCAGGAGTATGGGGTTTTGGTAGTGAGTTTCAAGTTGGCGACGGGAAATCACCGCAAGAGTTTACGTCTGTGGGTTCTATTACAAGTCTGAAGATTCCCGAAACGACAAGAGATGTTCAGGATGCCACGACGCTTGATTCTCCAGACCAGACAGAGGAGAAGATGGTAACACTCAAAAGGCGCGGTGACGGAAGTGTAACGATCAATCACGATCCTTCAGAGAGCGTTTTAGCCGATTTTGAAGGATATTTGGACGCTGGAACACTCAAAACGTTCAGGGCGGTCTACCCGAATGGTGATGACTACGTGGAGTTTAGCGCGTTTGTTACTGGCGTTGACGAAGGCGAGATTACACCTGATGGACTTTTGACCGCGACGATTACGCTTGCAGCAAGCGGCCCGCAGTCCAGGGGAACTGTGGATGACGGCGAAGAAGAGGAAGAATCAGAATAACAAACACCTTTAGAGGATTAGAAAAAAAGAGGGGCTAGTCCCCTCTTTTAATCAAAAGGAGGTTTTTATATGTCTAAAGTGGCGTTTTTAAGTAGAGACGCAATATTAAAGGTACAGGATATTGAAACCCGGGAATTAGAAATTCCCGAGTGGGGCGGTTCGGTATTAGTCAGAGGTATGACTGGGCACGAACGAGATAGATACGAGAACAGCCTTTATAAGCAAAGGGGGAAAGACAGGCAGCTCAACACGCAAAACGCTCGGGCCAAGCTCGTTGTTTTGTGTACCGTGGACGCAGAAGGGAATAGGCTTTTCGATGACAAGGACATTAACGCTCTTGCTAAAAAGAGTTCAAAGGCGCTAGATCGCATCTTTGCTGTTGCCATGGAGTTGAGCGGGATTCACGGAGAGGACATGGACGAACTAACAAAAAACTCCGAGGAAACGAGTTTCGACGATTAGTTTTCGAACTGGCTGTCTTACTCGGGATGTCCCCTAATGAAGTTTTAAGCAAACATACGAGTAGAGAGTTAACGGAGTGGGCCGTGTTCCTTGGATTGGAACCGCGAGGTGAAAAGCGGGCAGACCTTCATGCTGGGATTGTGGCAAGCACAATCGCCAATGCTGTGCGCGGCAAGGGGCAAAGAGCGTTTAAGCCCGATGACTTTATGCCTAAATTTGGGCGAGAGCAAGAAATGTCGGATGACGAGCTAGAGAACAAGCTGGGAAGGTTTGCTAAAGCCTACGGTGGTAAAACAGGCAAATTGAGTGAATTGTAAGGGAGGCCAACGCCTCCCTCTTCTATTGAAGGTGGTGGTAATAAATGGCAACTGTGGCGAGCATCGTCGTGAACCTCACGGCCTCTACCAGCCGTTTTGAGAAAGCCCTGGGCGGGGCACAGAGGCTAACAAAAAACTTTGTGAAGGGCACAAGAGCTATTACCCGCGATCTGGACGAAATTGCAAGGTACGGAAAAAAAGCCGCACTAGGGCTAACAGCTTTGGGTTTAGCCACCACTAGGGTTGTTAAAGTGGCAGCCGACCACGAAGAAAGCATGTTAAGAGTAAAGGCTGTTAGTAGGGCTACGGTGGCTGAATATAACGCCATGAGCAAGGCGGCCATAGACTTATCTGCAAAAACAAGGCATTCGCTATCTAGCATAGGCGATGGAATGAAATTTCTTGCCATGGCAGGCTTTAGGGCGAACCAAATTATAGAAATGATACCTACTGTTACCAGGATGGCTACCGCGGGCGCGATCGACATGGCTTCGGCGGCGGATATAACGACTAACATTGTGGCGGGCTATGGCATGGAAATACAAGACCTTGCATACGCTACGGACGTTTTGGTGTCCGCGTTTACGGGAGCTAATATTGATCTTGCGCTACTTGGCGAAACCTTTAAGCATGTAGGCCCTGTGGCAAAAAGTGCAGGGGTGGAATTCGAAGAGGTTGCAGCGTCTGCAGCGTTGCTTGGTAACGCCGGCATTCAAGGTTCGATTGCTGGTACGTCTCTAAAGAGCGCATTTAGCAGATTGCTTAGTCCTTCGGCGAGCGCCGCTCGCGTGTTGAGACGTTTAGGGGTGGAAACCACAACGTCGGAAGGGAAGCTTCGTAACTTTGCCGACATTATTGAGGACTTAAGCACGTCCGGTGCTACCGCGGCTAACATTCTTTCGATTTTTGGGTTGCGCGCCGGGCCTTCTATGGCGAGGTTGGTGGATATTGGCGGAGATGCATTGCGAGAGTACACAAAGCGACTCAAAGAATCCCAAGGGATCGCCGCTCAAATTGAAAGCGAACAGATGCAAAGCTTCAATGCTCAATTGCAACTCACCAAAAACAGGATTAGTGCACTGAGTGTTGAGATCGGAAATGATCTATTGCCTTATATGAAAACCCTTAACTACTTTGTATCAGACGTGGTTGAAGGTTGGCGAGATATGGATGATGCTCAAAAGCAGAATATCATTCGTATCGGTGTTGTAGGCGCGGCGATACTGAGTCTAATTGCGGTGTTTGGACTCGTGATGGGCGCACTATCTATTGTTGTTAAAGGACTTACTGTATTGGGGCTTATCCTTGGTTTTGTTACGAGCGGCCCAGTGCTTGCGATTTTGGCTATCGCCACAGCTGTTGGCTTTTTGAAAAAGGCCTGGGACGAGGATATGGGTGGGGTCCAGGACAAGACGAAAATCGTGCTGGACAAAATTCAGGAATACTTTTGGAAATTTCACACTTGGTGGAATGGAGTTCCCGCCGTTACAGAAGAGGGGATTACATCCGGGTTTGAAAAGGACATTCCTGGGTTTAAGCATAAACTCCTCGATGGCTGGGAGTGGACAATTAACGTGGCTGGCGACGCCTGGAAATGGATTACCGAAACCACGTGGGCTGAAAAGTGGCAAGATATTAAAGGGTGGCTCACAGATGGTTGGCATTGGACTATCAACAAAGTGGGAGAAGGTTGGGATTGGTTTACAAATTTAGAAGTTGTGCAAAAGTCCTTGGCAAAGCTAAAGGGATATTGGCTGAACCTCTATTACTGGTGGAACGGTGTACCGGCCATAACGCCCGAAGGAATCACATCGGGGTTCGATGTGGACCAACCAGGCTTCAAACATAAGCTTTTGGAAATTCAAAAAGCCATATCAGATTTGTGGGAGCAACCCTTTGAGAAGTTAGAGATGTCGGTCCCAGAGCTGCTTGTCACAGCTGGGGTGGCAACGTTGGCCGCCGTAGCTTTGTGGAAGGTGTTGCCCTGGGTATATCCTGGTCTGTCGATGGCCATAACGAAGGGAATAGGGTCGTTGGCGGCCGGGGGTTTGATGCTAGGCAAAGTGTTGGTGGCGGGTTTGACCCTTTCTTTGTTGGCCGGTGCAATCGGCTGGGCTTTTGGCGACAAAGAGGGCAGAGATGGATTTGTGGCGGCCATTAAAGAGTCTGTGGATAGCATGACATTCGATGATCCAATTTCGATTCCTATCGCTGTGATGGATATTTTCACCCTTACGTTTGACTTTGGCGCTGACGGCATAAGAAATTTACGAGAACAGGTCCAAGGAGCCATAGATCAGATAAAAGCATGGGACCCAGCCGAAACAGATGCACCGGAATGGCTGTCCGACATTGGCGGTAGTCTTTGGGGTTTGGTGCTGTCGCTCTCGGAGTTCATGACTGAAGGGCTACTGTTGACATTCGACTTATACGAACTAATGGTGAGGGCTATAGAAAAAGCCTTGTTGAAGCTATTCCAACCTTTCATCGACTTCGGAAAATCCATCGGTCAGTGGATCGTGGATGGCATTCTTGGGATTTTGCCAGAGTGGGCGAAAAACTGGTTAGGGATTGAAACAAAAACACCAGAACCAGGAGTTATGCCCCCAGCGGCTGTCGCACCGCCAGGGGTGGATATAGTGACAGGAGGTGCGCCTGTTGCAATAAGGCAAATCACCGAACAAGAACGTCAAATGCTTGCAGCTATCGCCTATCTCGAGGATGGTGTAAACGGTGTGCAAGCCATGACAGCAGACATTGAGGTAATCTTCAATCGCATGGATACGAACCCTGCGCAATATGGAGCGACTATAGAAGAGGTAATCCGAAAACCCGGACAGTTTGAGCCTGTTGGTAGGGGTTTATTTGACGCACTTCTTGCCAGTGGGAACATTCCTGATGAGGCTTTCGAAGCAGTTGATCAAGCGCTAATCAACATGGCCAACAACACGCAGCTCGTGGCAGACGCTTTGTACTTTGCCAATTTAGATATTGTACGCCAGCGACACGAGGCGGCTATGGCAGCGGGCAATACCTACGCTGGGTCCTGGATGCTTGACCCAACCAAAATGGAGCCCGTGCTTGTCCTTGGAGACACCACATACGGCAAGAAGGGGCCTAATTACGGCAAATATTCATCCGGCACCCCATGGACAGGCTCTGGCCCAATTGACGAGATTGCTGGTCTTGTGCACAAACAGGAAGCGGTTATACCATGGAAAGTCCTTAAAAATGGTGGCTTAGCCGTCCTCGACTTTTTGGGAATGCCAGGCTTTGCAGAGGGGCGTCTTGCTCCGGGAGCAGGCGGAGGAACCAGTGGTTTCAATTGGTCTTTGCTCGTCAAAACGGTTGCCGACAGCGTGAAAGATGCAATTAGCACCGGACTCGAAACAGTGCTTGGGGAAGAATTATACGACAAACTAACATCGGGATTTGACAATGTAACCAAGGAAATTAAGGGCCTGATGGACGATTTTGGAAAAATACAGGAAGAAATAGACAAATGGAAAAACCCTCCCGAACCAAAACCACTGTCATGGGAAGACGTTGGTGGCGACATCTGGGAGATGGTAAAGAACACCTTTGTGAAAGCGGTTCCTGGTCTAGAAAACGCCATAACTGCT